CCTGGTATCACGCAGCAGGAATCGATATACTCCAACACATCTGTTTGCTTATAAAGAACCGAGCTTCCCATTTTATAGTATTTTATCCCTTTCCCCAACCAACGGTTAGATCGAAGAGACTGGATCTTCATTCCTGTCAAATCCTGGACTTGCCTTTCGCTAAGAAAAATAATTTTTTCCATTTTTTTAACTCTTTTTAAGGTTTCAAACGACTGGTCACACTGTGGTAACCATGGGTGAACTGAATTATGATAAGAGCATCTCACACGAGCTGAAAGTTTGTCAAGCTTTATTTTTAATTATTTTTAATTATTTTTATTTATTTTTATTTATTTTTAATTTATTTTTAATTTATTTTTAACCGGGATGTGTTCCTTGTGTTTGGGTTTTTAACGCGTCGAAATACCGCTTTCCCTGCATCCATTTGCAAAAATAAAAGGTAAATTAACTCGCCCCGGTATTCTGTAAATGACTTTTTTGAGCGACCGTCAAAAAGGTGGATTTTGACGATATTTGGCAAATATCACGAAAATCGCGATATAGTTGGTGACGCGTGAAACCCGCGTGAATAACGGAATAGAGGCTGGAGATCACCAACGGACACCAAGAATTCCCTGGAGGGGGTAAATAATATATTCATTAACGTACCTATAGACTGTACTATATACCCTTTTTATATATACTATATAAAATAAAGGGTATAGTTGGTGAACAAAAAACTGGGGGCACTACTGATATGTAGGTCTTGCGATTCACCAACTCTCGTAAAAGTTGGTGGTAGTTGGTGACAGGGTGCTATGAACAAGTCCCCAATCCTCAACGAAAACAAGGTGTTGTGACCCATGGCCATGTCACCAACTATTTACGAGAGTTGGTGGCCATGCCAAAATGTACCAAAATGGTACATTGTAGCTATCAAAATGTACCAAAATGGTACATTTTATTTTTTTTTATTTTTTTTTATTTTTTTTTATTTTTTTACTTGACAAGGTATTGCTTGTTATTATATTCTATGAGAAAAACAACGAAATACTTTACACCGAGGCCCAAGGCCCCACAAACACGGTCAACATTTATGGTTACCAACCAACAAGAACCGGAGGTTTTATGCGAAAAAGCCATCGGACGTTTCATTGAGCTATTAACAACTGGATTTAAGGACGCTCCAGTCGCGGCTTTGTACAAAGTGGGATTATACACGCCCGGTGAGCACAAACCGACGGACCGGCTAAGAGCGGCTATGGATCACCCTCGTGTTAAAGAGGCTCTGAGCAAATATGGCGATTGGGAGAAAAGTCACTGGCAGACGATGGCAAGTCTACGAGAGCGATTGTTAGTGTTAGCGAAAATCGTCAGAGACGGGGCCAAATTCATCGACACTAAAGGGGTCATACCGAAAATAAAAGACCCCAAGTCAGCTATGGCGGCAATCGCGGAGCTAAACAAGATAGAGGGCTCTTACGCCCCGGTTAAATCACAAACAGATTTGACCTCTAAAGATGGTTCTATGACCCCCAGAACGTTATCAAAAAAAGAAATGCTGGAATACCATGCGCTATTTGAAAAAGAATATTAACCCTGTTTTTTTGAGACATCACTTGAGTGAGCACTTATTCAACACAGTAAGATATTTCTTTAAGATTCGGGAGCGAATACAATTTGTCACTTCCCACCATCATTTGCTAATGGCCGCTACGCTTATGAGGGTGATAAAGGGCGAGATAAAACGATTAATCATTAACATACCACCATCATATAGTAAAACGGAGATAGCGGTGATTGGGTTCATCGCGTATGGTTTCATTATCAATAAAGAGTGTAAGTTCATTCATACTTCTTATTCCGATAGTCTTGCTCTGCTCAACAGCAATAAAGTCAGAGACATTGTTCTCTCAGATGAGTTCAAAGAATTGTTTGGTTTACAGATCAGGCACGACTCAAGCGGAAAAAAGAGATGGGACATAGCAGGCGGCGGCGGGTTGTACGCTACCTCGGCCGGGGGTCAGATAACTGGCTTCCGGGCCGGGAAATCCAAGAAAGGGTTTCAAGGCGCGATAATCGTCGATGACCCTATCAAGCCCATCGACGCTCACTCGCAGTTAAAAGTTGAGGGCGTCAACGAGTGGTACAACGACACGTTGAGAAGTAGAACCGATAATCGGGATACCCCGGTCATCATCATCATGCAAAGATTGGCTGAAAATGATTTGAGCGGCTTTCTGCTGGGCGGAGGGTCGAATGAAAAATGGCATCATTTGTGCCTGCCGGGTGAAATTACTTAAATGGAATGATCTATGGTAAAACATTCTCATGCTGTACCCATAACACATAACCTACCGAGCGGCGCGCTCTGGCCCTATAAACACACGATGGAGGAGCTTGGTCAAATCAAAGCTTCTAACCCGTACGTTTACGCGTCTCAATATACTCAGAATCCCAGCCCCAAAGGCGGCGGCATCTTCAAAGACAAATGGTGGAGACGCTATGATGTCCAGCCTTATCTTTACAGCAAGATCATAACAGCTGACACAGCTCAAAAAACAAAAGAATATAATGATTACTCGGTGCTACAATGTTGGGGAAAAGGTGACCAAGGAATTTATTTATTAGATCAAATAAGAGGAAAATGGGAAGCGGACGCGTTGATCGCGGCCTCCGTGGATTTCTTCACTAAACATAATACCGCCGGTGTGCACGTAAGTGGATTCTACATTGAGGATAAATCAAGTGGTACCGGGTTGATCCAAACATTAAGAAATGGTAAGACCACACAAGTACCGGTACCTGTTCGCGCTGTCCAACGAAACGTGGATAAAGTAACGAGGGCCCATGGAGTGGTCTCCTATCTCGCGAGCGGGTTTGTCCATCTTCCGCGCTCGCGAGAGTGGGTCAATGATTTCATCATGGAGCACACTAAGTTTACAGCTTTGATGAATCATAAACATGACGATCAAATTGATCCGACCATGGACGCTATTGAAATATTGTTGATTAAAGGCTTTGACTGTAATGACGAGGAGGGATCGATGGTGATGATTGAAAGCGCGAATGGATATGAGGGCGATATATGTTAGAGAAAACCGCTAAATTTAAGACCAACGGTGACAAACCCGCGCCGAGCAAAAATGAGACCGCGTGGGGAGAGTCGGCGTTCTTGTCGTTCGGGGGGAACTTCGAGTCATTCAATCCCGATGTGCTAGTCGGTAAGAAGGGCACTGGGATCTACAGAAAGATGCTCAATGACGCGCAAGTCAAAGCGGTCTATAATTTAGTGGTCAATATAATTATATCTCGACAATATAACTTTGTTAAGCAGTCAGACGATCCCATGCAAGACGACATTATTGAGTTCTTTAATCATAATCTTGACATTGTTTTACGTGGTACTTGGATCAAGAGCCTAAAATCAGTGATGCTAGGAAAAGCCCAAGGTTATAGTGTGTCAGAGAAGATTTGGCAGGTGGGTCAGTTCAAGAAACGTGACTACTGGTTTATTCGATCGATAAAGTCGCGCCCATATGAGACCTTTCAGTTTCAATTAGATGACTTCGACAATGTCAAAGCTTTAATACAAGATCAACGCGGCAGCGACAAGCGATTGAACCCGAAGAAGTTTATTATTTATATCAATAACCCAGATCTAGACCCTGTTTGGGGTGACAGCGATTTAAAAGCGGCCTATCGGCCATACTGGGTCAAGGATATAGTTAATAAATTTTGGTCAATTTGGTTAGAGAGAATCGCGGGGGGGTTCTTAGTCGCGACGCCTGAGAAGGACGCCCCGGCTTTGTCTCCGCTGCAGCGAAATAAATTGGAGAAGATGCTACAGAACGTCCAAAAGGCAACGGGGTTCATGGTTCCGCAAGGTTGGAACTTGGACGTGAAAGATGGTCAGGACACCGACGCTTTCGAGAAAGCTATAACGGTGCAAAACAGAGAGATCGCTAAAGCGTTGTTGGTTCCAGACTTATTGGGATTCTCAGAAAGAGGCACAACTGGTTCCCGGGCACTGGGTGACACGCAATTCAACTCTTTCATGATGATTGTCAAGGAGCAAGGTGATTATTTAGCTGACGTGATGAACGAGCAGTTTTTCTCGCAATTGGCTTGGTACAATTTTGGCGTTAAAGATTTCCCTATCTTTAAGTTTGAGAACTTTACAGTCGACCAACGGCGCGATGTCGCGAAAGCTTGGAGTGAGGCCGCCTCAAGCGGGGTTGTTGTCAATACTTTCGAGGACGAGGAGAGGACACGAGAATTGCTGTTGTACGGTAAACGAGAAAAGACCAAAGACGAGCCAAACGAGCAAAAAAAACCAGAGCCAAACGAGCAAGAAAAACCAAAGCCAAACGAGCAAGAGCAAGAAAAACCAAAAGCTGATGAAACGGACGAGAAGCTAGACGCTGCCTCCCCCGTCGCGAAGTTTGTGGAGGGAGCGACACAAAGCTTCGAGTCAAGAATAGATTTCGTTGAGCTGAAAACGGAGTTCGATGACAATGAGAAATCTTTCGTGAAAGATATGTCCGCTCCTTACGGCCAAATGTTCAAAGAGATCGACGCTTATTACAAAGTGACAATTAAGAATTTACCGAGTGATAAAAACAAGATTAAATATGACAAGATTAGTGTTGGGTTGGCAGCGGCCATATCTGACGCGAGCAAGGCCGCGTTATCTAAAACGATAGACAGTAACTTAAGAGTTAATTACGAGCTGGGACGAGCTCAGGCCAAAGAAACCTTGATGAGCGCAATTAAGGCTCAACCGAAGGCGACACGAGACAAGCTCACGTTAGCGATGTCTTTAACAAAATCGATGGCTTGCGCTAATGAGCATTGGAACGTGGCAAATTTTATTGATGGGGTAGATTTAGAAGCAGTCGCCGAATGGATACGAAGCAAAGCGTTTACGATCACCGGTGATTTGAGCAATGACCTGGTCGCGCAAGCGCAACAGATTTTAATTGACGGGATCACGGAAGAGAAATCTTACAAAGCAATCGTCGATGATTTACGAGAAGTGCTTCCCACTACTTTAGGAACACCAAACGCCGCCGGTCAAGTTACTGAGAAGTCTAATCGAGCGAGATTAGAGACGATAGCTAGAACTAATATCACGACCGCGTTCAACCAAGCGCAGTTGAGCGTTTACGCCGAGCCGCAATTGGGGGATTTTGTCGCCGGATTGGAATACGCCGCGACTCTCGATAGTAGAACGACTGAGTTTTGCAACGCGTACAACGGACGAAGATTTAAGAGAAATGATCCGGTGTGGAGCACAATCACCCCGCCCAATCATTTTAATTGCAGATCAGTGATGATACCCATCACTGTATTTGACCGGTGGAAACCAAGTAAAACATTGGCGTCGGTGCGACCGGCCAAGGGGTTCAATTAAATGCCATTCACCAAAGATAGATTTGGGGTACCCATTGCTGATTTGGTCACATTCAATATTTCATTGGATCAGTTTGAAGACGTGAAGAGAGACATCAAATTCGGTGCCCTAGTTAATTTCGGATCGGCTGAAGGGACACTGTGGACAGGGAATAACGGCTTATACGACTGGATTCCCGACGGTGACGCGGCGATACCCATGTTCGTCGCGAGCACTAGCTCAAACGACACACTGACGGGCTCGGGAGCGCAGAAGTTGAGAGTAACGTCCCAAGGCGTGGATCGACTGGAGATCACGCAAGACATTGAGTTGAATGGTTTAACACCTGTACCTGTACCCATTCCCATTTTTAGAACATACAGACAAGAAGTCACTCAGACAGGCGACGGCACCGGAGCAACAGTGAGCGCGAACGGAAAGAATGATGGGGAAATATGGACGGGATATGGCACGTTCGTGGTCGGTGTTCCTCCTACTAAGATGGGGCATATACGGCCCGGAAAGAATCAATCTGAAATGGGAATCTATTCTGTTCCGGCGAACAAAACGTTGATTGTGCCCGATTGGATACCGACCGCGACCGCGGGAAAATCGGTTGAAATGGGGTTATATGTGAGCGCGGTCGTGGAAGGAGTGAGAAGACCGTTTCAATTACGAGCGACATTGTATATGTACGAGTCCGCGGTTCCGATCCCTTTCAAAGCACCAGCGATCTTTAGAGCAGGGTCCGATATTGATGTGCGGGTGGTTTCTAGCGCGGTTGGTACTTCGGCGGGGGTGGTTTTTTCCCAGATTTTGGTTGATAATCAATTTTTTACCAGACAGGAAAGATGAGTGAGTTAAAAGACGTTGAGATATTCGCGGTTGGTACATGGCGTGGTATGCAAGGCACCTTCAAATTCATAAAAGGTGATTTGACTGATATAGTCAAGAACACGCAAACATTAATGAGTGAAGAGGGGTTGAAACCTAAATTAAAATTGGGGCATAGTTCTAAACAAATATTGCAAGGGCAAACCGATGGCGACCCCGCTTTAGGATTCCTGGGCAACGCGAGAATAAAAGCGGACAAAATAATAAGTGACTTTAAGAGCATGCCCGACATAATCTACCAGGCGATAAAACGCGGGTTGTACACTAGCGTTTCCGCCGAGTTAGAGTTCCGGGAGTCTCCCGGCTGGTTCATCCGCGGGGTTGCTTTGCTTGGCGCGGATATACCCGCGGTCAAGACACTGGATGATTTGCGGGTGTTTTTAAGTGAAAGTGGGGAAGATGCCACCGCTGGTTGTCAGCTGGTGTTCACCGAGCCCACAATTTTAAACGGAGAATCAAATAAGATGAGCGAAGAAAAAGCAATAGATCTGAGTTCGCAAAGAAAGATGCTGGCTCTTGAGAAACAACTTCAAGAAGCCGAGCTAGCGAATAAGGGGCTTAGCGCGGAGATTTTGAGCTTTTCGGAGAACGATAAGGCGCGGATTTTTGCGGAAAAGAAGAAAGAATTTTTGACACCGTACCAAGAGAAAGTTAAGGCTGGGTGCATGACTCCCGCGCTTTTTTCGAAGTTAGAGAAAGCGATCGAGGGACAAGGCGCTAATTTTTCCGAGGGTCAAGAACTGATGCTCCCGCAAAGCGTGATTGGGGAGCTAGTCGAGAAGTTCTCAGAGCGTATGCCGAAAGGCGCGGAAGCGGAACAGTTGGACGGGTACGCGGCGGGAGAGACGATAGACGAGAGGGTGGTTATCGCGACCGCGAAAGTTCAATCCACAAACGCTAATTTGACATTCAAGGCGGCGTCTGATATTATGTTCACCGCTAATCCAGGATTAGCGAGAGAGTACAACGATTGGGCAGCAGCTCAACACGGCAGAGGAGATTGAAATGGCTACTGATAACACCAGATTTACTGAGACGCGTATCGCAGGGGAGAATCTTGACAACGCGGAGGCCGGAACGGGGCACATACATAAAGCGATCGCGGAAGATGGGCTGCTTGCTAGCGAAACCAAGTCAGCGATCGGTATTATACAAACCGTCGGCAAGCAAGGCGAACATATTACCTGCAGTTACTTGGGTATGCTAAAGTTTGTAGCGGCAACGCCGATTGATACACCTGATGCTCCTTTAGTTACTGCAAATTCGGGTTACATGAGAGTCGCGGTGACTAGCGACTCTTTTATCGCACGATTTCGAGGAGGGACCAACGGCACACGGTCAGTGTCTAGCGGGGGCGTTGGTGTTGCTGTTTTCAATTTCATAACACCGGTCAAATTATAACCGTATAGGGAGAGTAATTATTATGAGCTATACACAAGGACGATCATTGCACGTAGACAAGTATTTGTCTAATGTTGCGATTAACTACAGACCGCAGGGGATGATCGCTGATTTGATCTTCCCAATGGTGGGCGTGGGAAATCAGAGTGATCTGATCAAAACATATTCGCAAGCGGATTTGTTTCGAATCGAGGACGACAAGCGTTCCCCCGGGACGCAAGCTAATAGAATTCAGTTGCAGGTTGGGTCTGACTTTTATTTTGCTAACAATTACGCGCTCAAGGGCGAGGTCACAGTTGAAGACAGAAAGAACGCTGACCCCGCTTTCATTCGCGACTTAGAAGCGACAAAGGTCATGAATATAAAAGACAAGCTTATGATGCAGTGGGAGTTGCGACTGTCGAGCATCGTCACTAACGCGACTAATGTCAACACCATTTATTTAGTGGGGTCGGCTTGGGCGGATTACACTAACTCAAATCCATGGGCGGATGTGAACACCGCGTTAGACTACTTTTGGGACTCCACGGGTTATAAAGCGAACAACATTTTGTTCGGTGAAGAAGCTTGGCGGAACGCTAAGCGAAATGACACAATCATCAACAAGACTAAAAGCACGGGCGTGGATGGGGGCGATATGGACGCTACCGAGTCGCAAGTGGCGGCGTTGTTCGGTGTTGATCGTGTGTTAGTCGGAGCGGGTCAATATAACTCCGCGGACGAAGGACAAGGGCTCAGTTTAACGTCGCTGTGGGGCGATGATGTGTTTATTTATTACGCCCCAACACGACCGAACCTGGAGACCCCGTCGTATGGTTACTCCTTCAGGTGGACGAAGCCAGGATTAGCTAACATGAGTGTTGAGCGACATCCTTTCGACAGTAAAACTAAAACTGATGAATTTGAGGTGGGGTACTATCAAGACGAAAAGGTTACAGCCACATCGTTTGGTATCACGATCAGCTCTGTTAATTCTAGTCAGTAATTTTTGAATACGGGGAGGTTCCACTCCCCCATTTGTGAGGTAAAAAATGTCTTTAAGTGGGTTACCCGGGCATCCTTTAGAAAAGAGGGACAGACTCCGCGGGGGAACTGTTGGTGACGATGAACGAGAGCAGTTGATTGAGGAAAAAGCCGCGCTAGTTAAAAGATTGGCGAATTTGAACAGTTTAGTAGATGATTTCTTTGATAACTTTGATTTATCAAAGAAAGAGATTTGTGATTTACTAGTGAATAAGAGCGACGCTAAAGAGTCAGCGACGAAAGATAATTTGCTGCAAGCTTTATATTCTGAAACTTTTGACCTTATGTAAATTTGTAAATTTCAATTATGAATGGTAATCTATTATGAAATATTTTATTTATATCCCCGGTATGCCGCTGAATGGTGATACGATTCGGGCCGGCAAGTCGTTAGGCGGATCCGAATCAGCGGGCTATTATGTGGCTACTGAGTTGCGAGCGAGAGGGCACGAGGTGGCTTGTTTCTCGAATACAGACAAGGAACAAAATATCGACGGTGTCGTGTGGCTACCGATAGGCCCGCGATCAAAGGAACATCCCTTCGGAATGAATTTTCAAATGCACGCCACGCAAGTGCCACATGACGTTTTGCTGGCCCAACGAGCACCAGGGGTGTTCGCGCAGAATTATAATTCTAAGCTGAATTATTTTTGGACACATGACCTCGCGCTGAAGCGATTTATTCCCCTCATCAACGGGATGCTGTGGAACGTGGATCGGTTTTTCGCGGTATCAGATTGGCACAAAGCGCAAGTCAAGCAAGTGTATGCTATCGACAACAATTTCATCTCTGTGTTGCCAAACGCTATCGATCCCAGGTTGTTTCAACCCGCCAGTGTTGAGGAAAAGGTTAAGCACCGAACCATGATCTACAGTTCGCGGCCAGAGCGAGGACTGGAGAATCTGGTTAAGCCTGACGGCGTTATGGAGCAATTGAAAGATCAAAACGTCCGGTTGCTAGTCTGCGGATATGATAACACTACTGCTGATATGCGTGACTATTATCAGTACTTGTACGGAAGATGCGAGCAATTAGAGAACGTTAAAATGATTGGCCATTTGTCTAAGCAGCAGTTAGCTGACACTATGTCGAAGTGCTGGTTGCATGTTTATCCGACGGAGTTTGAGGAAACTAGCTGCATCACAGCCATGGAATCTCAAGTGTCAGGTAATCCCTTTCTGACAACAGAAGTTGGGGCTTTGCCCGAGACATTGAAGGACGGCGGCGTGTATTTCGCGAAAATGGACGAGATGGCCAGCAAAATTATTTATTTGTTGAACAACCCTGGAAAATGGAATACTCTGCACAACTTAGCTCTCAAGAAAGCTGAGTCGTACACCTGGTCGAAGTCGGTTGACATGCTAGAAAGTGAGGTCGAAAAGGACTTTGCTAAGATAACTAGTGACAAAAAGGGGCTATTTGACCATCTTCGTCATAACTCAGATTTCGCGGCAGCCGCGAAACTTGGAGTGAAAGAAAACTATCCGATAGCCGCGTGGGAAAATTGTTCCGACGTCTCTTTGGTAGGTACGACTAAGTTTTATGATGACATCGCAAAGTACAATATAGACAAAGGTGACACGCATATGCTAGGCGACGATAATATTCTATGTTTGCATCGCCTGATACCAGTGCTAGCGCACCTCAACACGTTACCTCCCGGATCCAAGGTCCTGGACTACGGGTGCTGCGTGGGTCAGATGACAAGCGCGTTCGCTAAAGAATTTCGAGACCTAGAGTTTGTCGGCGTGGACATCTCTTCTCAGCAAATAAAGATCGCTAATGAGCACGTCGAGAAGAACCAAATAACTAATGTCACGTACGTCACGGCAGCAGAGCCCTTGGACAAATTTAAAGATGAGTTCGACGCTGTGCTGTGCTTAGATACTCTTGAGCATATTTACGATTATCATCCATTCATCGTAAAGTTAGAGGCTTGCGTCAAGCAAGGTGGGCGCGTCATGTTCTCTACTCCTTCCGGCCCTATCGAAGCACAACGAAATGACGAGAATCATCCTGTTGAGCACATGCATCACTTTGAGCCCGGGGACATTGATGACATTATTAAAAACAAAAAGGGTAAAGATATCAAATACATTTCAGGAGCGCGCACTAAAACGGGTCTAGCAATAGGCTCGCATGTGTGGGGGTGGGTGAGAGATTCAGATGCTGACCCCGTCGGTCATATAGATTACGAGCGAAAAATGAAGTGCCAAAAGCCACGGCAAACAGTTTCTTGTTGCATGATTACACGTGCCACAAGTGGTACGATACGGGAAACAGTAGAGAGTGTCGCCCCTTTTGTTGATGAGTTCGTGATTGGCGTCGATGGCGACGTAGACAAAGTGTCGTGTTCTTTAGATAAGATAGCGAACGTAAAATTGATACCGATACAATCGCCCTTGGACACCGGGTTTGACGCGGCCAGGAACTCTACCATTGGGCGGGCTTCGCGCGAGTGGATTTTGTGGATTGATGATGATGAAATTTGGCGCGGTCAAGACACGCTAGTCCCGTTCTTGAGAAACAATCAATTTAACGCTTACGCGGTGGCGCAACATCATTTCTCCGCCGATCCCGCGGGCTTGCTGAAAACAGACTTTCCGTACCGTTTGTTTCGAAATCACAAAGCGGTTAAGTTTCATGGAGTTGTGCACGAGCATCCAGAAACAGAATTGAACGAAGGTGTTGGACATTCTTTTATGCTGCCGGCAAAGCAGTCATGTATTTGTCATAACGGCTACGATACAGAAGAGATTAGGCGGGAGCGATTTCATAGAAATTTCCCCCTCATGGTTCGAGATCGAGAGAAATACCCGGGACGCTTGCTCGGCAGACACCTATGGCTGCGGGATTTAGCGCACATGAACCGGTTCGACTGGGAGCAGGGGCATCAATTTACAGATGTCATGAGAAAACGCGCGCAAGAAATCATTGACATCTGGCGCGCGTTCATAACAGAGAACGTCGACCTCAGGTTAGTGTTCGAATCAATTCCTTATATGTCCGAAGCGGCTGAATTGTTGACGAATCGCAACACCTATAAGTTTTCGTTTAATCTTGCGGTTAGCAAAGATATGCCCGAGTTAGAAAAGCAGAAAGCCCTCGTGGGGGCCGTAACGCGCAAACAGGACATAACGGATTTATTGAGCCTGGTGGTACGCCAGCAAAGTGAGCCGATTGAACGCAATGAGAAATACGCTTAGCTCATAAAGTAGGCATAATGAAAACGGGCCGCGCGCTGAAAAGTTAGAAAAACCGACGATTCAGCGCGCGGCCATATAAAAACAAATAGACGAGATGGTCAGCGCGCTTACAAAGTTGAATCGATTCTCCGGGTTACTTACGTTTTTGACGATCCTGAGCGCCATACTTTTAAATTTTATCGAGTTTAAAGCGGACATCAGAGAAGTTTCGGCAAGTGTGAAACGGGCCAACGAGTCCTGTGGTAAGAGTCACATCGAACAAGAACAAACAAGCACTACAATCATTGGAAAGTTAGAAGTAATCAGAGACGAGCAACAAGCTCAAGCTGTACACAACCGGTTTCTGTTGAAAATGGCGGAAAATTCCGATAATTCGGTTACTAAAATGAATAATTTACTTGACAAGTTGATATATATAATGAACGACATGCGATCCGAGGGCAGGGGGAAGATAGGATGATATGGAATATTTTAGATCATTTCTCACCGCGTGAGGCATGGGGTGATCCAGCGAAAATGAATAAAGATTTGTTGTTCCTGCTCGACAAGACGCGCGGCATGTTGCCGCACGGATGTCGTATCAAAATTCATTGCGGGTTCGGCGGGAATGGACATAGCAAAAAGAGCCAGCATTATTTGGGTAACGCCGCCGATTTTCATGTGATCGGGATCCCGTTTCTAGAATCAGAGTCTTTGATTATGACTTATTTGCACGTCAAAGGTTTGATCGAGAAAGTCGGGGTTGGAATTTATCCAGACTGGCATTCGCCAGGCTTCCACTTAGATGTCCGGGGCGATAGGGCGTCGTGGGGCAGGGTCGGCAAAGAATATGTTAGTTATCAAGAAGCGTTAGAATACACGCGGAAAAAGTTAAACACAAAGGAGACAAGATGCAAGAACTATTAACCAGTTTACTATCGTATGTAGTCACTGAGTACCCCATAGCGGGTTCGGTCATGATGCTATTGGGCGGTATTTACGTTGTTTGTGATCTGACAGTCAACGCTTCGGGCTGCGAGAAAGCCGATAGATGGTGGAAGCGAGTTAACAATGGATACATCGGAATTTTATTAAAACTAATAAGTCGATATTCACCTCTTAAACCAAAAGTTTAAATATGTCAACTTACGCTACGTATGAGGACTTTACTTTCACATATTCCTTGGCGAACATCAAACAATCCCAGATCGAGTCTGGGTGGTTGCCGTACGGAGCTTTGCGGGTCAATGAGGAGTTAGGTGGGAAGTTTACTACCCCTTTTAGTTCTAACAACGCTACCGCTAGGGATTTGAACGTCAGGTTCGCGTATTTGGGTATATTGTTGCGAACTCGTAACCCTGATGACTCAAGAGAATTGTCCGATAATTTAGAGAAAAGAATCACGGACATTTGCTGCGGTAACGCGCCTATGATTTTGGATGATGGGTCGGCGGTATTCGTCACTAAGGAGACCAATTTCGACGCGTTTAGCACTACTGAGAGTTATAAGAGCACTTTTGACATGCGGGATCCAGAAGACCAAAGGGTCGATACGGACTACATCAGTCTTTTGTGGGATCAGGATAACGGGGTATAATAATGACCAAATTATTTGATATTAAAGTGACGGGCCAAAGACAATTGATACAAGTCAACTCACAAGCGATTAGACGGCTAAAGAACAAAAGAGTTTTTTTCTTGGCGGCGGTTATTGTACTAGAACAATGGGTGAAACGTAATTTCCAAAATGAAGGTAAACTACACGACAACTCGCGGTATCATTGGGAACCCTTAGCCGACTCAACAATCGCCGGACGGCGGAAAGGCGGGGGAGGAGGTAGGCCTCGCATATTAAGGGACACTGGAGCTTTGTTTGGTCGTTGGTCAAGAACAGCGAACAATCGAGATGGCGTCTTAAAGTCAGGAGTCAATTACTCAGCGAGTCATGAAAACGGGAACGCTAGAAAGAGGCTCCCACAAAGGAAGATTTTCCCTAGCGACAAACAATTGGGGAAGATCATACAACCAGTTTTAGCGAAATTTATGAACAAGACCATCGGATGATATATACAAACTCAATCACAAACGCTGTTTACACAATGTTGAACAGTGACATCGCTCTGCAAAACTCAGGGGCGACGATAGCTTACTATCAAGCGATGAACACGGATCCTGATAACAGTTTTTGGGTGAACGTAAGTATGCCGTCTTATGTTCTGGATCCCTTTAGAGCAAACATAAATGAACCGTGGATGGCCCAATACAGTATACCTGTTTTTACCCAAATAACATATGATCCTAACGACACTATGAAAGGAATCCAAACCTTGGATGAATTGACAAACCGCGTGTTCACCGTGATCAATAGTGACCGCGGCCTGATGGGGACTGTCAATAATTTGATCGGGTTTGATGTTTCTCCTTTTGACATCGATTTGGACGAAGAAGATTATATGTTTACTAATGTAATGAATATTATAGCGGAGGTGTTCGCGTGAAAAAGATTAAGTGCCTTTGGTCCGGCGTTGGTTTTAATCCGATTGTCGGAGAGCCCAGCCCGAATCAGCAAATTGAGGTTAGTGAGCTGGAATTTCGAATCCTAAAAGTTAGTGGGGTCGTCAAAGAGATCCCCAAAGAGATCTCCAAAGAGATCACTAGTGAGAGCAAACAGATTAAACGGGAGGGCAAGCAATGAGTGGATATGGAATGAAGAGCCATTTGATGGTCAACTTTCAAGATAGTTTTGGGACTAGTCAAGTGAGCAGCCTGCGGGCGGTAGCGATCACAGGTGAAACATTTACAGCGAACATAGAGCAATTAACAGAAGCGAACATGTATGGTCGTTTCTCGGAGTCACCCTATCATCAGGGTATATTCACTGTTGAGGCGGAAGTAACACAAGAAGCTAGCCCCGCGTCACTAGGGCATTTCCTCAAATCAGTGATCGGGTTAGTTAGCACAACATCCGACACGAACACACAAACACATGTTTTTAAACCGCGTACTGCTGATTTTGATCAGTTCGCGGCCACTGATTTGTTAACAACAGAAGTTTATCGCGACGTTGGAAGCGCGTTCTTGTTTTATGATTTGTGCGGCAACACTTTGTCGATCGACATCGCGAACGGTCAACTAATGACGATGACAGCTGGCTTCATCGGAGCTGGCAGCGCGAAGAAAGAAGCCTCGTCCCCTACTTTTCCGACAGCGAAACCATTCAAGTGGGATCAAACGAGTTCAACGTTTAATAGTGTGCCCTTGATCGACATTCAGAATTTGACAATCAATGTCAATAATAATTTGGCAGCTAGACATATTTTACAAACGTCTAATAGTCCACATAAGATCAAACGTACAGCTCAACAAACGATTGAGATCACGGGTACGTTGACTTTTCAACAACATTCTTATTACGACGCGTATATCAATGAGACCGAAGTGCCATTGGTGCTAAATTTTGAGACAGATCAAGCACCGAATCAGCTGACGATTGATATCCCGCGTTTGAGAATGAAGTCCGCCACGCCCACTATTACGGGCGCGGGAGTAATTGAGATGCCTTTCACGGCCGGGGCGATGTTCGATACAGGATCTAACACGGCTATTGAAGTTACTTTAGTTAATACAGTAGAATATTATTGATAAATTGAAAGGAATATTATGAAAGTAAATCTGAGTTCCAGGATTTTTGAAATCGAAAAAGGAGTAACAGTTAAAGTTCGCCCGCTGGATCAGGGGGACTATCAAAGAGTTATGGCGTTTATGGCGTCTATGAGCCCCCAAGACAACAAGGAATTGGGCGAGGAGCAACGGAGCGCGTTTTATATGGAAAAGTTTTCCTCTCCTATTTTGAGAGAGGTGTCAGATGAAATTGTCCCCAAATATTGTAAGAACCTGGAAGGCATGACCATTGAGGACGAAACGGGCGAGAGAGCGGCGGTAGTTGACGATTTGACAAAACATACTGTGTTTATGCTGTATTGCGTCAATATTCTCACGCATTTGTTTACTATCAGTACTATGTCACCTAAGCAGGAGAATCACGTAAAAAAGTGATTGGGCGGATATTGCGTAACATGACAATGGGGGGCGGTGATCCTTGTAATTTGTGGGATGGGATCTTATTGACTGATTGGGTTGAGATGTATCTCAATTGCCACAACAGCTCGAATGGCGAATTGTGCCAATGGTGCTGGCCGAACGGCGGAAGCTACAACAGTCAGCCAGCGCGGTTGGTCAAATTGTTTACTGTTATAGCAAATCAATTTCGAATCTTAAAAGAAAACTCTAAACAAAGATGAGGCATGGCTGGAGCTAAGATTGAAGCAAGAATAACCGCGCGGGACACGGCGACCCCCGTCATGAGGAACTTTGGTTCTACTGTCACGACTATGAATCAAGGCTTTGAGCTCATGTCGAAAGCATTGGGCGCGGTTACAGCACCTTTCAAGTCTGTGATAGAAGAGGGTTCGGGGTTCTCAGCGCAAATGTCCGCTGTCGCGGCGATATCGAAAACCACCGCGGAGGAGTTTAAGAAGTTATCTGATGAGGCCCAGCGCATCGGCGAGACCACTACTTTCACGGCAATTGAGGCCGGGCGAGCGATGGAAGAGCTTAAGCGCGCTGGCATGGACACCGCTGGCGTTTTGGCCACTACCGCGCAAGCGATGGATTTGGCAGCCGCCACTGGAACCGACTTAGCTACTTCCGCGCGCGTGACCGCGGTTCAAATGAATATTTTCAAAACGTCGGGTCTTGCCGCAAAAGAGGCGGTCGACTTGATGGTACAAACTGTCAGTGCTTCGCCGCAAAACTTTTCGGATCTGACTTACGCGATGGACTATTCCGCGGGTACCGCGTCGGCCATGGGGATGAATTTCCAAGATTTAACTTCTATCCTTGGCGCAATGGCAGAGGCCGGGGTACGTGGTTCCAAAGCTGGTACCGCGTTAAACACTGCTCTAGCTAGACTAAGCAAGCCCTCCAAACAAGCCAACGTCGCTCTCATGAATTACGGCATTTCTTTAGATCAGATAAACCCCGCAACTACTAAATTTTCGGACATTGTTGACTTGCTCAACGAGCGACAAGTCACACAAAAAGATTTATTCACGATTTTAGGTGTAGTGACCGCTCCTAAGTTCTTCAAAGTAATTGAGGCAGGCGGAGATGTCATAAGAGGCTTCGCTGATAAACAAAAGCAAGCTAACACCGCGTCAGAAGCGGCGAGGATAAGGCTTGATAATTTGACAGGTGATACGATTATGTTCGGGTCGGCTATGTCAGGGCTTAAGATCAATATCTTTGCGAGTCTGGACGGGCTTTTACGCGGCGTTGTGCAAACCGCGACCCGCATGGTATCCGCTTTTAGCTCTTTTGTTAAAGACAATAAAGCTCCTATGCGTACGTTCTTTGAGAGCATGCGGACGGCAATTGATGACGTTAAAGAAGCAATCACGCCTTTGGTCCGTGGTTTTGGCTCCTTGCTGATCGCGATAGGCTACATTATAAAATCCGAGGCGATGCTAGATTTGTTAGACACGTTAGAAGACACTATGATCAGCGTCTGGGACAATGGTATAAAACCGCTAGCGCGGGCTATCTCGGATTTCATCAAAGAATTTGTCAAAATAGTTACGTCCAACAAAAATGTTGTGGAAGCGTTTAAGAATCTGCAGACGATCATCGGGAAAGTCATTAACATTATCGCAACAATTGTCACAAAGGTTCTCGGAACAATTATCACAGAGATTTTGAAGTTCGGCGGTGTGATCGTAGATTTTATTAAGAACAACATGGAACCTTGGATTGACGCGTTCGCCGAGGTAGTCAAGTTCATAACCGATGTGTTAATCGTGGCTCTTGACCTTGTAATAAAGACATTAGACGATCTAGAAAAGGGGATAGATCCATTCGCCGGGTTCTTTGACACTTTAAAAGAAAAGATACAGGGGGTTGTTACGCCCGTCCAAGCGTTAGCTAAAGGGCTCAAGGAACTAATCGGCGTAAACGTGACTGATGTCATCTCGAAAAATATTCGCTCATTGGACACGCTAGGAGGAACTACCGGTAGTGTGTCAGATAAAGTTGTCGAATTAGCGCGGGACATACGCGGTCCTTTGGCTAGCGGCTTTAGTAGCGCAATCACATCGGTGGCCGATTTCGCTGGATCGATCGTAGGTGCCGATGAAGCCAGCAAAGATCTGAGTTATACATTAGTGGGCAACACTTTGTCTGTGGACGCGATCACGACAGGGAACGCCTTCATCACTGCGGGAACAGACCTGCAGAATTTTGGCAGAGACGCTAAAGACGTGGACGAAGCGAGTAAAGATCTCGACGCTACATTAGAGAATATAGCGGACACTTTAGAGACAATACCGGACGCGATACCAGCTGTAGCAATGCCAAGCATCCCTGTACGTCCACCCGCTCCAGTGACCGCCACATTGCCGGCCGGTAGAGCGGAAGAAGACAGAGAGATCGGGGTCGGCGGTGCAGCGTCTCAAATTGGATCGGCGATCGGCGGTAGAATAACCGGAGTTGGTGGGGCCATATCAGGCTTTCAATCCGGTGGTGTCGGCGGAGCTATCGCTGGGGCTGTCACAGAATTGTTATTGAGCAACGAAAAATTTGCGGCAGGACTGGAAGGACTTAGCGCGATCATACAAGAAGTGCTCGCCCCAGTTATCGAAGCGATAGCTCCGCTTCTTAAGAGTGTTGGAAACGTGCTACGAAGATTGACACCGATTGTGGAACGGTTCGTGCCACTTTTAAACACGCTAGTGCTCCTCGTGGATCACGCTCTGGTCTTGCTTGAGCCCATGTTGATGTCGATTGACGATTTGTTAGAAAAGATACAAACATTAACTATAGTAACAGACAGCTTAAAAATGGTCGTAAGTAGTTTGGAGCAGATATTGCGAGGGCTGATCGAAGTTTTAACCGCGGTGTTGGGCTCCTTATCCGCGTTAGCCGGCAGTGTTCAAATTTTAGCGTCATCTTTAGCGGAATTAAAAGAGGCCGTTGTATTACTGATAGGGAGCGTTACGCAAGTGCTGGAACCCATTCAGAGTTTATCAGGGGCATTAGATCAATTAAGAGGCGTGGTCGCGCAAATGATGGAACCTCTTCGGGCCTTAGCGACGCCGCTGGAGCAATTAAGACGGGCTTTCACGCCTTTGACCGAGGGTATTCGAATACTGGTTGATCCGTTAAATCGTTTGGCGGGGGTTATTCGAAGTTTTAATCCTTTTGGCGGCGGCGGTATTGGAGGGATGTTCGGTTTCCAATCTGGCACCGACACACTAACCAAGTCACAATTATTGCGGCTCCCCGGAATGGAAGAGGGTAGCGGCCTGATAAAAGCGCACGTCGGGGAGACTGTTTCGTCTGCTGGAGCGGCAGCCGCTCCCGTAAATATAACGTTCAACGTGAAGGCGATTCGGCCGACCGAGCAAGTGGAGGAAATCCGACAATTGATTGAGACATTATCGCTTACAGGCAGATTGAGGTTAAGTAATGCGTAGTTTACCAAGTGTTGAAGGCGCGAGCCGCGTTCAAGCGAGCTTACAATTTCGCTTACGATTCGCGGACTTGAGTGAGACAATATTGTTCGGACTCGACAGTATTGTAGACCTATCCCCGCTATCGTGGGAATCGGATAAGCTTGGGGGATTCGGCGCGCCATCTACTTACAATATCACTTTACAATCGAGCTTAGAATTCATTAAAGATAACATTTCCAATATTGTGAACGCTGACACGTTCCTAACTGTGCTTGTCAATTCCGACTCATTCACACCTCACGCCGGGAAAGTGCGGGATTTCACTATTGACGGGAACAACCCCAACATTATACAGCTGCGGATCTTTGACAGATTTCTAGACGCTGACCCAAAATTTCCGGTAGAGTCTATCGTTGACAGTTACTCAAACGCTCATCCCGACATCATCGATACTGACTTCGGCTACCCGGTTTATTACGGTAAACACAATAAGCCTTTTTATATGACTCCGGTCGACTGCAACATAAGCGTGCTACTGGCTCCTAGGAATGTTTCAAGCTTAAACCATGTGAATTCTGTTTGGTACAATACAAATACGAATGTCGCTATTGACGACGAATTATCAGAATCTACATTGATGACCCATGTGTGGTCAGACAATGGGACAGTGGAGGGCGGCGAGCCGTTTCAGGTGCATGATAAAATCGCCGTAGGAAAGAAACTTTTTGCTTTCGGTCGCTTACTACCCCAATCCCAGCCTACCAGCGGTGGGGAGATAACATTTGCGTCGAAGAAGTCAATCACTTCTTACGCTGATTATTATAGCTCTTCTCCATCCCGAGCAATCGCGAGTTATGATTTGACCACCAACTTGAGCTGGCAAAAGGTGTACTACGCGGAGCAATCCGTCACGATAGAGAATATTGGGTCGTACAGCGGTGATTTCGATGTCTCCTTCAAAGTCGACTCGGGAGAATCAAGCAGCGTGGTGACTGAAACGTTAACAGCGGGAGCGAACACACTCGTGAGTTGCGTAGGGTTAGTGGGAACAATATCGAGTTCCCTGTTGGATAACAGATTTAGATCGTATATGTTCATTGAAGTTGATTGTTTGAACGACATCTCGAATCAGATAACTATTCAGCATAGTTTGAGTTTGAGCGTTCAATTCCGATCAGATCAGTATAAGAATTACTCTATCGCCGCTTACCCGGTGTCAAGCTCCGACATAGCGGTCTCTGAGAACCCGATCGAAATATTGACCGACATATTTAGTCAATCATCCATAATTTATGACGCGGATCAATTTAATCAAGCCGCGAGTGACGCCGCGAGCTATCATTTTCAATGCTTTTTTGGAGAAAGACAAACTGTTAGCGATATTATGGACGATTTCGGAGAGATAACTGGATCGGGGTTGTGGGTAGGGGATTCGGGGTTCTTGAAAGTTCGTTCTTATCAAAATAGCGAGACACTGGTGAGTAGTGATTTGATCGACGCGGTTCTAACAACGTCAGACTTTAATGAGGGATCTTTCGAAATATCATACAACGCTTTAGGCACTACAAGCGTTCAAACGAAAAAATATAGACGAATAAAGGTTGATTATAATTATGACTACCCGCGTCGTGTCTTCGTGAATAATGTCGTGGCGGACAAGAACAATACGAGTTCGTGCGAGTCAACAGACGCCGCGGGAATAACCAACGAGCTTACCAAGGGCTCCCCTTATATTGTCGAGGGTGGCACCGCTGATTTGTACAAAGACAATCTAGTACGAAATGGGACACTGACAGGGGCGATCATTAAAACAGAGCTCCCCGCGCGTTTTTTTGGGCTTGAGCAGAATGATATAATCCGGGTTCAACATCCGACTTTGATCGGCTCCGAGTCTCTCTTTCAAATCATCAAAGTCACCCCAAAATATTTGGACGGGGTGATAGCGATACAAGCAGACGAGGTCGTGAATAGATAATGGCTTTTGAATTATTTGACGAAGAAGAAAACAATCGAGTGGCACTTTACCCCGACTGGAACGTCAACAAAGGCGATCGATTGATACAGTCCAGAGCGCAAGTGTTGACAGGGGAAGAGAACGAGTTCGTATGGTCTAAGATATCAAGCTTCATTTATATATTCACATTGAACAACGTCCCCATCGCTGACGCGGTCATATTGAACGACTGGTGGGCGTTTCAAACAACTTTGCGAATGATTTCAGAATTAGAGGGTGAGTTTACGTTAAACCACCCCGTGCTTGGGCGTTTGGACGGTGCGGCAAGGCTGGGTGTCATTAAGCGATATAGAATTGTGGGCCCCCAAGAGCCCTTTACGAGCTTTACTAAGCCATATCAGAACGAGGTCATGGGGACATTATCTTTGAGAGTATTATGATAAATGAGCGAAAAACATTCTACGTTAAGACCGCTGCCGGGTCGGATTCCCCCATCGAAATGCACCCCGACTGGAACTATTGGGAAGCTGACACCAATATTATGCGGCAACAGAATTCCCAAAACGGGGCTTTGAGCTCGTATTTGATACTCGGTACAGCTACACGATATAGTTTACCGCTCAATTTTATATTGGAGGAACAGAAGCAAATATTCAACGACTGGTGGTCAAAGAGGACAGAGTTAGACTTATTAATCAACAGCTCAAGCGATCTGGTGGGACTAGACTTTACAGATAAAGTGAGAATTTCTAATTTGGCCCGGCCGTTTTCTGTACTAGTGACCGGCCGGTCAGATTTGTATAATGGAGTTCTTAATTTTTTAACAATTTGAGGAGTGGACGTATGACTCACACTAATTTGAACACTAACTCGGGTGATATACTCACTAGCGCGAGAGCGAACCAAAGTGTAGCTGTAGACTCCGCCGGTCACATAGGTATAGGAACAGAAATAACTAGCGATTACTCGGCTGTGTTTTCCGGTAACATCTACTGTAATCAAATGGCTCTCGGTCTTCAAACAACTAGTGAGTACACTGTTGAAGCCGAGGGAACGAGTTTTTTTGAGAAAATCGTTGTCCCGTCCACCGGCGGCATAGAGTTAGGACTTCAAACAACCAGCGACTACACTATTGAAGCGGAAGGGGAGAGTTTTTTTGAGAAAATCGTTGTCCCGTCCACCGGCGGCATAGAGTTAGGACTT